CCTGTCTTTTTTATTTCTTTGGTCTTGCGATCTTTGTATACTTCTTCTGTATCTGAAAAAGATTTCTTAAACTTTTTATTACTTAATACTTCTACTATATTGTTGTGGCTTTTCTCTAACGCTTCTTTTCTATCTTCATCTTGTAGTAAAGGAGCTTTACACACAGCCCACTCACCTGTAGCTTTATTAATAGCTATCCAACCACCAAATTCACAATCAGCAGCCTCAGAATACAAATATCCTTGTTGCACATAACCAAACACATCATCTGATTTGATGTTATTGTAACCACGATTAGCAGAAAATTTCATAGAAAAAGCACCGGGGCTAGCACTCTTTATATCATAAACTTTTCCATCAATCTTTACATCGTATGTGCCTTTTAAAGTTGTGTTGCCTATGTCTAGCTTTACAGACTTCTGTTCATCTTCTATATTTATTCCTGCCGCTTTCATAACTGTAACCGCTATAGCTTCTATTATATCTCCAAATAAAAACTTCATAACTAATGTGTAGTCTACATCTTCTACAACATCATCACGCATTGCCATCTGCTGTTGACACATTGGTTTGCCCACACCAGACATTCTTATTTTAGGTTCATTCTGTTTACGGCTAAATTGTCTTTCTAATGCGTAACCACACATTTCTTTAAATTCTTCAACGAGATTAGGGGGGATGCCTTTTGACTCCCCCCTTGATGCCGCTTCTAAAAAGAATTGAACTCTTTGTAGAAGAGTATCGGACACTAAGCTGCGCTCTCTAATTCCTTGGCAACGTCTAAGTCTTCTCTAAGTAAAACGTTTTCCTTTCTCTCGTTGTGATCTTTTAGAACACGTTCATTCCAACCTTTTATATCTTCCATAAACTCATTTAAAATTGTTATATCTGTTTCAGATACTTTTACAGTTTGTGGTTTCTCAAAGATTGGCGTGTAATAAATCACTGAACCATTGACATTACGTTTAGTAGACATCTTTGCTTTCTGACTAAACATAATTTTGTTACTTGGTATTTCCCTAATAAAGTTTGCTACTGGCATAAAAGCAGAACCACGAGCAGACCAAATGAAAGGCGTATCTGCCAAATCAATTGTTTCTTTGTCTACACTTTCTCCAGTTCCTTTAGTGACCATGCCATACACTACTTGTGTGCATTTGATATTTTTTTGTCTAGCGTGTTCAATAGAGTTAGCAGGTAATGAGGCTACTTCGTCTTTACCTAATTTACCACACCTGTCTCCACCTGCTGTATCTGGAAAGTCATCGCTTAGAGATGGTTGTAGCACTGTCCTTATTGAATCCTCTGGTCTTTCATTGCTATAAAAGTCATACCCATAGTATCTTACAAATAGCCTTACTTCAATATTCTTTGAATACAAAGCTTTACCATTCATTTTAAAACGATAAGACCCTTTTGGTAAAACATCACCGCTAGTGTTTTCATTCTGTTGTTCTATGGCTAATCTTGGGTAGCCCATAGTTGCATTGCTGTTTGATGTGTCTGCTTGTCCAATCATCTCAGCAATTTTTGCCATGTTTTCATTAATGTCTTTTTGTTGTATCTTTGCTATATCATTCATTGGCTTTATATCTCCTGTAATTTTAACCAATCATGCCCAATTTTTAGTTCGATGTCTATGGGCATATCGAACACTATATTATAACGTGTTTCACATTCTTTAGATATACATAACATACTCTCCTTCATTAAGTCAATCATTTCTTTTTTCTCTTGAGGATGCACATCCATAACAAGAGAGTCATGCACTGTGTTAATTAACAAACTTTTAATACCCTTATCTCTTAATTCTCTAAGTTTTTTATGTAACTTAATTAAAGCCAAGGGCAAGAGGTCTGCTGTAGCAAAACCCTGAACAGGATAGTTCTTAATTGCAGTGGCATTTGTTGCTGTTCCTTTTGATGTGAACTTTGCAAACTTAAATGCATATTCCCTACCAGAGGGTAGAACCACTTTTTTAGTGCTGACTGCTTCATTTTGCAAATCCTCATGCCACTTGGTTATTCCTGAATACTTATCCTTAAACGCAGAGTAGTATTTCATTTGTTTATCTGTGCCAAGAATACCACCATACAATGGTTTAAAAGTATGTGATTTTGCCTCTTGCCTTGACACACCCATTATGGATGCAGTGTAACTATGCACATCAAATCCATCTTTAACTTCTTCATAAATAGTTTTGTCTTTAGATAAGAAACCTGCCACACGAAACTCCAGTTGTGAGTAATCACCTTCAAGTATGTAGCCCCCATCAAATCTTGACACTATGGCCTCTCTTGCAGGAAAAGTATTGCCACGAGGCATATTTTGAAAGTTAGGTTTACTAGATGATAATCTACCTGTGGCGGTTATGCACTGATTAAACTGTGGATGTATGTAACTGTTTTCATCTTGAAACTTGTCTAGACTATCTACAAAAGTATTTAAGTAAGTTCTTATCTTAGAATACTTTATGTACTTCTCTACAAATTCGTGAGCCACACCTTCCAACTCAGGAAGTATTTGATCTAATGTTTCTTTATCTGTTTTAAATCCTGCCGCACAAGTGTCCTCTACTCCACGAGGGACTATTCTTAATCCTGCTGCTTCATTGATGTAATCATAACAAATACCAGTAGCATCACAAGTTTTACACTTGGTTTTGTTCATACTTAATTTGCCTGATTTTAATGTCTTAATATAAAATCCTCTGCCCTTACAATTAGCGCACTGTTTTCCTATAGATTTTCTATCTACAGGAGCTAGAACTCTTACATGATGATTAAAAGATTTAGGTGACATTCTCGTTTTGTATTTAGGTTTTTTAGTGTTACCACGCCACTCTGTACCTATGTTAAATATCTCTTTCCATTGATTCTTATCTAATACTTTTCTTGAGTACAAAAGTCTACTACGATCATCAGGACTTTCAAGATTAATTGGTGTGTCTCCCATAACTTTTGACACAATTCTGCTAAGTTCAAAACTTAATGTTTCATACTGTTGTTGGTAATCCTTTTTAATTTTACTAAGATTATCATTGGATATTTTTATGCCTACACGTTCCATGTCGATTAAAGCATCTGTTAGTTCCATGCTCATCTTGGCAACTTTAAGCATAAATGTAGTCCTTCCAATTTGTTTTCATATCAACCAACTGACTATCGGCTAATTGTTTTGTTATTTCAACATCAGCGTCACAATATTCTTTAACTAAATGTGGGTTGATGTCTTGGTATGATAAACCTCTATCTAAATATTCTTGTATGAGATCAGTTCTTTTGATGTCAAGATTACGCCTTGCACAACATTCTTTTAGACTAAGCTGTTTCTTCTCACCACGAGATAGCAAATATTCTGCAACCATTGTGTCAAATATGTCACCATTGTACTTAAAGTTACATTCTCTCATCCAAGTAAGATCAAATTTAATGTTGTGGCCTACAAGAATATCAGTTCCCTCTAGTGTATCTTGTACAATTTTATGTCCGTTTTCTTCAGGTTCTTTTTGATTGTGATTAAAAAATACACCTAATCTTTCTGTTTCAGAAGAGTCTGTATCAAAACTAAACCACCCTATGTAGACAAGCTCATCACCAAAAAAAGGTGAAGATACTACATTTCTGTTTTTATCAAATGTTGTTTCTATATCGACAACTGTTACAATCATAAGAATATATCCCTATCTCCATCTCGTCTTAAAACTATAGACCCATGATATCCATTGATCTTATTTTTAGAAAACTTCAAAGTCCTAAAATCTTCGTGCTCTGATACACCTATCCCTATAATTATATCAGCCTCTCCTGCCTTTCCTGTTTTACTACCATCTAACATAGAATAATCAATTATTTCACGACCATGTGCTTCATAAGAGGCTTGCGATACAGCCCATACAGCAACTTTGTTTCTTTTAGCTAACTCACGGCTACGAGCATACAATTCTTTTAGTCTTTCATCGCCACGAGAGAACTCACCATCTATTCTAACTTTATCTAGTTGATCTATAAATACTACATCAACTTCATTACGAAAGCAATAGTCTTCAATTTCTTGTATGCTAGTACCAACACAATCCATAAATGTAGCGTAGGGCAGTACTTTATGTCTATAGTTTTCTATAAAAGAATTTCTGTCTAATAATATTTCTTGTCTTGATAATTCAAAAATAGATTTAGCCACCCTCATGCGAGTTTTACGAACTGGTTCTTCATTCCCCCAATATGCTACATTTAAATTATTTTTTACATACCATCCACACAACCATGCGGCAAATGATGTCTTGCCTATCTCTGGTCTAGCAAATATAACTCCAAGGTTTTGTCTGTCAATTCCTGTTACATAATCTCTTATTTGAGAGGGAAACTTAAACTCAGGCTCACGTTCAAATTCATTTAGACTAGTCTCAATATCTTCATTTAAAACTGAGTAAGTATTTGATAACTTTACTTCATTGTTCTTTAAGTCCTCAACAGAGGATAGCAAAGGGCTTGTGTCACCTGATTTACCAAGAAAAATGTCAAGTGCCTGTTCTCCTATTTGTTTGGCTTTGGTTCTTTTCCAAAAGTTGTGCAGTATGTCGGCTACCAACTCGTCCTGTACTTTTACGGTAAACAAAGAGTTTATATCACGCTCTACTCTCAGTCTTGTAGCCTCTGGCATTGCAGGAAACGAATCTCTGTGAGATAGCATAACATCCTCAAGAGATATGTCATTGTCATATTTTTTATGTAATTTATTAATTACATCAATAATTGTTCCTATCTCTTTTGGAAAGTAATCCTTCTTAATTAAATTTGATACACGATTGTAATTGTCTTTTTTTAAACACGCAACTATTACTGATTTATCAATCATCTAATTTTAATACCTTTTTAGCTTCATTGGTTTTTAAACGTTTTAAATCACGAGTTAATATTCTAATTTCAACTTTTTCTACTACCCAGTGTAGTCTTTGAGCAATGTGAATGGCTTTATCACTGGCATCTTCATCTAAACAAACTAAAACTTTTTTGTATGATGAAAGTTTACTAATAGCTTTTTCAGATAAATTAGTTCCAAGCATTGCAACCCCTGTTGCAAAACTTGATACAGCCGTAGCTGATGCTGCATCTTCAACTAAAACTGCCGTAGAACGATTACCACAAACAAAAGGAGCACCAGAGTTACCATACCTGTACCACTTTGGTAGTTTGTCTCCAAGTGCTCTACCCACAGCATCAACTATTTTACTACCTTCATTTATTATAAATACCATTCTGTTTTGTTTGAAATCATATCTTATATCTGCCCTGTTATTCCACCATGCTTCCCAACAATTATTATTTTCTAAATAATCTATACATTCTGGTCTACTGATTAATTCTAAACTGAAATTATTTTTATAATCTAGAATATTAAAACTAGGTTTATCTTTTACAATACTACTACTAGTCTCAAAAGAATTGTCACTCAATCCTTCTTTAATTACTCCACCTCTACTACAATCTGAATGAAAACAATAATATTTAATCTCATTACCAAAGTTAGTTACTGATAAAGTATTAGTTCCATTACATATAGGACAATCATATCTATTAGATATACCTACTGGTATATACTCAGTAGATATAAACTCTTTTATTATATTATTCATAATATTACCTGATTGTTATTATAATAATATTGTTATTGCCAATCGACAAACAGTCTAATATCATATAAAAAAACACCTGTCTAGTATTATTTTTATTTACCTAAACAAAATTAATTATTGATATAGTATTTTATCTATGCTACAATGATATTCCCTTTAACTACTAATTGGAGTCATCCAATGCAAAACATAAAAATACAATACCCAAAACCAAAAACTACTGAAATGACTAAACGAATTGTAGAGTCAACTGTCAGAGACAGGTTCTTTTCTGTATCCTTTGTTAAATCAGATGGAACTGTGAGACACATGAATGGTAGACTTGGTGTAA